TCTTGAGGTTTATTAAGAATTTCCTCTATGCCGCCAATAATATTAGTGACGACATCTTGCTCCGTAGGTTCGCCTTTAGACCCTTCGCCACCTTTAGTATCATCGGTAACATTATCGTCGATTACGACCGCTTCATTGTTTGCATTGTCTTCTTTAGTCATTTAAGTCACCTCCTGTTTTCGCCTCTTTCTCTCTACATGATGGGCAGGTTTGGTCATTTCCGCTTGCCGGTATGAACTCCTTTTCGCACGCCCTGCAAATTTTAGCCTTGAATGTCACTACCTTTTTGTCTTCCTCTAACCTATTCCCCAATCGGGTACAGGTCTGACAATATTCTTCATCCTTAATTGGAATGAACGAACATTTACAAAACTTGCAAACCAATTCTTTTCTTAATTTTTTCGGTATTGTCAATGCCATTATCTGTCTCCTTAATATTCAACCATATCTCTTTGTTTCAACATCTTTAATTTGTGTTGTCTATTTTTCACCTTCAACCGCCCCCGATTGTCGTATTCGCTGCCAGGGTACATCTTTTCCATCTTATCGATATTGTTTACATTACAACCCATACTCATCGAGTATCTGGTATTCTCTTTCATCATTGCATCAACGTCGCCGTAAGCGTTCCAATTCCGAAAGGCGGTAGCTCCGCATTTACACGGAACTTTCAATGGAGCCTTCTTCATTGAGTGGCTTTCTTCAAACTCTTTTCCGCAATCCAAACATTTAAAAGGATATACTGCCATATGTTACGTTCCAATCAGTACATATTCGACCGTGCTTTCTTCCGCTGCGTCGTTATTCTTTATATAAACAACTCCCGCCGGAACGGGGATTACCGCAACCTCACCCTCTTGGATGGTTAAATCGGCATTGAATGTAGAATCGAAATCCAAGTCCAAATCAACGTCGTTCGCCACGCACTTTATAATCAATAATTGGGAAGTTGCTACGTCACCCAACTCAAGTGCTTGCTCGGTATCGGCGGTGGTTTGAACCGCATAATGATACAAAGACCTCGTAGGGGCAGTAGTCGTTGAGAACTTAGCGGCGAATTCAACTTCCTTCCCTAACCCTGTAAGTAAAAAATTTATCGAAACACTTGCATCAGCGGCCATTATTTTTCTCCTTTACGCTTCTTCACAATTCCCATTACAATTCTATAGTATTTCTCACTACCCTTTTTGACCTTTGGATAACTTTCTCTCATAGAAGCCCTCGCTTCGTTCCAATATCCTCGGTCTCTTTCGGTTTTTATATAACCGACGGGCATTACAATCTTCTCTCGCCCTTTTGAGCCGGTGACGGTTGTCCACCAGAGCGGGCTTGTTGTTGTTGGTTGTTGGCTGTTCTGGCAGACAAAGATGTCTGATTACCCTGCTGCGGACTCATTTTATAATCAACCGAATTTAACTCGTGCGGAACCGCCGTCCTATACCACTGGTTAAAGTTGTCTATACCAAGGTAATTAGCGAGAGTATTACCAATTACATCGAAGTCTAAAGTAGACCCTTGTTGTGCCGCCCCGCCCATAGTTGGAATAATCCATTGGTCGAGGAAGTTAATCATTTTACTAAACTTGATATCAGGGCTGGTTCTTTGTGTTGAATATGGTTTTATCCTAAAAGCGAAGTCGTAGAAATCTCCAACCTTTCCAGAGTCAGAGAATATTTCCGGTAACTGACCAACACCAGGTATCTCTTTAACGATAGGAACGTAAGCCGTCGGGTCAACCCAAAAACCCCAAGCCAACTTCTTTAATACGGAAGTTGAGAATCTATCAAACCTCGATAGCATATTATAGATAATCCTCATAGCATTACTCATTACCATTTGCTCTTGACCAAGCGTGGGAGATTGAGAACCCCTGCCAGCGAGGACATCGGAACTCGGAGTTCCTGATTTAGTAAATTGACTTTCCATATATTCAACGTATTGATAATTTAAAGGATTAGCCCCGCCGAAACTCAAGGTCTTCATTAAGTCTAAATTGTCAACCTTAACGGTTCCCATATTCCCCGTTTTAGTGATACGGCTAACGTCTTCTTCCGCTCCACCTTGATAAGCTAATACGTCTTTTTGGTTCTCCGCCTGCATTCTCATTTTCTCAATGAGAACTTCAACTGTTAAGTCGACATCGAACCAACTCCAAGCGGGGGGGAGTGATATCGGCGAAGATGGGAAATTCTTATAATGCAGATAGTCGTAAGGCCCCCCTGGCGGGCCTTCCCATTCTACCGTTTTATAAATTCTCGGATTATTGCCTTCGGGACGAATAGTTATTGTGACACCTTCATCTTTTAAATAAATATCAATAAAAGTAGTGTAGTCCCGTATCCCTAACAACTCTCTATTAGCGTGAGACGACGAGATTGCTTCGGGAGAATAATCTTCATATAGTGACCCATCGGAAGTTATATCATCGGCGAATTTAGAGCCGAAAAAATCCTTTGCGTATTCGGTTGGCAATCTATAAACGTCACCCTCTATTAGCATATCTTTACGAAACTTAACGGATGCGTCGCCGATATAATTAGAGTCGTCGATAACTTGAATTTCCGGCGTTCCGAGTTTGTATATCTCACCCTCAATCGCCATATTCTTATCGTGTACGAGTGTCGTCTTGGTAATCCCTGCTCCGAACATAGAATTTATAGCACATGGAATAAGGACATTTTCCGCCAATTCCATTTTATCAATAAAGAAGTTTAAAGCTAATTCGGTTGTGTAAGCCCATGACCTATAATTACTTATAGGAGTCTCAACCATTACTTTTGGGTTGCCTTCGACTAAGAATGGAACAACGGTAGAGACACCTCTATCCATAAGATTTACGGGTCGAGCCTTATGACTATCCTCACTGTAAAAACCCGAAGCCCATGAGTTTAACATTAGTTGGCGATGCCTAAGTGACGGGGCGGCTAACTTTTGCCACGCCTTACATTGTTTTTGTAAGCGGCTCACAAAATTAAGTTTTATATTCTTCTCAGGTCTCTTTTTAGACATTCCACCGCTCCCTGATAAAATTTCTTCGATACTCACCGTCTTCTCTCTCTACTAATCGCCTTCGATACTCAAAGCTATTCTTAGACGGTATTCTTTGTTTTATGAGTCGGTTCGGATGTACGTGATTCATCGCAAGTACACAAAGACCCACGCTAATAACCCTATCACCATGAGCATATTGAGCGCCGGTTGTGTCGTCGGCGGTAGATAATCCCGCATCAACCCTTCCATCTTTAAAACAATAATCGAGTAGTTCATTGGCAAGTTTTTCGTCGTGTATAATTAAATATCGGTATGTCGGTTCGGATTTTAAACTCTCCGCAAGGGCAACGTCGAGCTGGCTCAACATATCCATCTTTGTCCCGTTTTCTCCCCTCGTATTTCGCCACCCCCTGAATTTACTGCGAGCCTTATTAGTTGCTCTCTCGTTTCGATTTATATAAATTCTCGGGTAGCTGTATTTTATAACACGATTATCGAATGTGTCACCTGGGCCGTTTGCCTCCCAAATTAGATACGCATTCCCCAACCATTTGCAAATAGCGATAGCAAGTTCCGCGAAGTCGGAAACATCAATAAACGGGCTTGCGTACAATCCCACAATCTCTTGAGTGTTTACATCGCATACGCTAAGTACGCTATTAGAAGCCCCCGTCCCTCTTGATATATCACAAGCAACAATGTAACTATGGGTCGTGTCGGGTTCGAGGTTTACCAACTTACCCCACCACTTAAAGCGACCCTTATTAGTCATTGGCATAAATTCAATATTGGTAATTGATTTTTCAACGACATCGAATTTGAATCGACCGTAGTAATCCGGTTCCCTGATAAACATAGCCCTTATTTTTTCAACGGTCTCGTTGTCGAAGAACATATCCGCCGACCCTTGAGGTATACGTAGGACGTTTTGAGCAAGGTCTTGTTTGCGCCTCGCCCTCGCCTCTGTTGCATCGAACCAAGCACTCCTTAATCTACCGAAGTTTTTTTGTCCGCCATCGGCTACGAATTTAATCGAAGCGATTTTTTTCTGTACTTCCAACGGGTAAGTTAAAAGTTCGTTCTCTAATTTGGAAAGTTTGAACGGCTCGAACGCCTTAATATTATTGAACACTTCGGGGCATTTATCACGGTAATATTTTATATCGTGAATTTCAATTACATCCAAATCAGGCGACTTATACAATCCTCGATTCTTTTCGGGATTACTCTCGAAGCCGAGTATAATTGTTTTTATTTTATTCCCGCGAAGTAGTTTTGCGTAAGGATGTCCCGCTCCCCATTTGAAGTGGGTCGAGTTGTAAATACAGCAATCGGATGTGTCGTGAATATTGTCTATGATTGATTGCGCAACCTCCGGCTCGACACGGGCAATCTCGTCGGGGAAAGCCGCCGTTGCCCTGTCTCCCGCACCGAAACTTTCATTCGTAGACTCACCGTTTATCATCGCATTGTTGTCTAAGTTTTGAATAAACAAATGCTTCTTATTGAACGCCGGTCTTGCCCATAATGGAAGGTGGACTAGTCCGTAAAGCAGCTTGTGGAATAATGTTAGGTGAGGCCCGATTAGTCTTCCGTCTTTAAATTCTACGGAGTTGTCAACGAGTTGTTCTTTTCTCGACCCAACCAAAAATGACGAATCAGGAGCGAGCCAAAAGTACAAAATAAACATCTTACAAACTAACTCGGTCGCACCTTCGTCACGTGACTTATCAATAATTAAATCGTATTGATTATCTATCGCATCTTTGATGACGGTAACGGCCTCGTCTTGTGTTGGTCTTAGTATGAATGGTATATTTCTATATCCGGTTCTCTTTCTTGGGTTGTATGTAAAAAACGCACTATTGAATGCAATTTGCGGTTTAGCAAAACACAATTCCATATACTGTTTTTGTGCAACTATATCGTCGGTTAGGTTGGCGTGCAAATCCCTGCGAAACTCAAGATTGGCGCCAATCTCTTTTGGTATCGCCTTTAAAATAGCATCGGGAGTATCGAGGATTTTAAGTTTCATCTATGGTTTTACTTTCAATTAACTTCCTTTTTTTAACTCTCTCGGTTGGTGTCTCTTTAAAATAATTACCGGCGAATTTTGAAATCCTATCGAATTCTTCTTTGCCGTCGATATGGACAACCG